CCGGCGCAGGCCCTGGCAATCTTCACTTAGTAATTGGCGACACAGTCGCATTCCTAGACCCAACAGGTGCAACTCTGCGCGGTAAGCGCGTTATCACCAACATCACATTGTCTGGCGACACGGCGACGTTGACTCTCGACTCGTCAGTAACGACAACGACTGCCGATGTGGTGGTAACCTGCGTACCAACATCTGTAGATGCAAACGATACGTCATTCGGCGCTGAGCCTCACGGCTTGAAGTCGATCATGGACGTTGAGGCTGCATTCGCAACGTTCGAAGGTATCAACGATCCTCGTTGGGTAGCAAACAAGATCACATCAGCAACGGTTGATGAAACAATCGTCATGCGGTTGCTTAACACCATTCGTGCTCGCAGTGGAGTCGATTGGCGTAAGTCTCCGAAAAACATGTTGCTGCTGACCTCAACCGGCATCTGGCAGGCATACGGCGAGACGCTGCTTGGTCTCCGCCGCTTCGCTGCACCAGAGCTAGAGCTAAAGGGTGGCTTTACCGGTGTCATGGTCGCCAACGCAACACTGGTTGACGACCCATGGTCTCCGCGCGGTCGGCTCTACGCCGTCTACGGTCCAGACACCGTCTTCATCGACCTAATGGACTTCGGCGAGATCAGTTTCCAAGACGCTCCAAAGTGGCAGCGTGTCTCTAACCGAGATGCGTGGGAAGCAGTCTTTGCCGCTTATTGGAACTACGGCGTGTTGAATCGGTTGAGCCATGGCGTGATTAGCGGTATTACTGACACCGTTAACTATAGTCCAGTATTCTAAAGCAGCACAACAACTTAGCCTACTTTGGTTCAAGTTGTTTCTTAAGTACCTTGACTTTCTGTCCTATATCGGTTATCCTTGTGGTAGCCCATATAGGCAGAAAGGATCAAGACAATGTATTCGGAAGAACATCGTTTAGAAAAACAGCGTGAAGCACAACGGAAATATCGCGAGCGACATGCAAAACGATTAAAGGCGGAACAAACGAGAATTAGAGCTTCTGGCGAAATGCGCCCTATTTGGCGAGAGAAAACTGCTAGATGGCGCAATGAAAATAAAGAGAAGCACAAAAGCCTTGAAGCTCGTTGGTATCATAATGCTAAAGATAAAGCATTTGAGATACTAGGAAATAAATGTGCAGTTTGTGGCTTCGAAGATAGACGGGCACTTCAAATAGATCATATAGTAGCTATTGGAGATGCAGAACGCCGAAAGCAAAATCATCGAGGCAAGAAACTGTATCGAGCAGTAATGAAAAATCCAGATAATTTCCAGTTGCTCTGTGCTAATCATAACTGGATCAAACGCACAGAGCAAAATGAACTCAAGAAACGTTCTGACTAACGCAACTCCACACCTGCAGTGGTTTAGATACCACGGGCAGAGAACGGATTAAATACAAATGGCATTCCCTCGTTCTGGTACAGTTGATACCAGTACATATAGCGGTACTAAAGACTTCGTCTTTGCTCACGCTGGTGCTGTTCAAAGCGCTAACGTAGCCGCCAACGACCACTTAAAACTAGACACTGTCGATGTGTCACGCGGCGCTGCAGGTAGCGGCGCTGGTGCAGCGGGCGGTGGCTCAGTCTTCCTAGACACTACAACAACCTACAGCAATTCTAACGGTGCCGCTTCTCTGGGTCGATTTACGCTCCAGGGCGGTAAGATTTACAAGCTATCGCTAGCATCCGTCTATGCACTATTCAGCGGTGCCACAGGTGTTCTCGATCTACAATGGTTCGATGTCACCGGTACCCCAGCAGCTATTGGCACCATTCTACGCGTTCTACCAGTAACACAGACAAGCAACGATAACGCTACCGGCAACTTGGAGACGATGTTTGCTCCTGGTGGTGCGGCTGCCGATACCAAGCTTGTCGAAGTCCGCATCATTACCGCAACAGCGCTGACATCAATCGGCGATCCGGTAAAAGGTGCTCCGACGGCTCTTGTCGAGACGTATTAGCAAAACTGAGCACCGCAGCTACGGTGCAAATTACTAGCTGACGCTGTTTTGGTGTGTCCCATCTAAACAGAGTGCGCTAGACCAATAAGGACATTCTATCATGGCTAAAGTACATGAAAGAACAGTCGAGTTTGCGATTACGAATAATGCTGCTGCCGACACCGTAACGGTGACCGCAGTCAACTATTATCGTACTGACGCCGAACTTATCGCAGCGACTCCCTTCGCTCTTAAGTTCACTTCAGGCGCGGCACAGACTTCTCCTAGCGATATCTTCCTAGGCGAGCTAATGCCCCCACCAACTCGTGTTCGTTTTACCTTCTCAGCATTCTAACCATATGCTCTATGGTCCTGATGGTTCTGCTGTATCGGTCACAAGCCGATACAGCAGACCAGAACCACAGCTTGAGGCCGAACAGCGCGTTCGCACCCTGCTCAAGAACATCGATGAGTTACTCGATGTCAAGTGGTTTCCCTATGCTATTTGGAACGAGAAACACCAATCGTTCGAGGGCCGCTACGGGCTAGTCTGTCGCTGGCCGCAGAACGATAAACGCTGGCAACTCTACCAAAGCGGCGAGATCGAAGACCCTATCGATATGCTGGGATGGTTTTGCACCGATATTCACGATGCAACCTCGATGCCTGTATCGGTGGATTCAATCGAACAAAAAGTTGTCGAATTGCTCGCCAAGTGCGATGCTACTCGTATCCCTCACACGACAAGAATGCGGCAAATTGTAGAGCGCAACGTCAAAGTGCGCCGTGAAAAGCGCGCTGTTATCACCGACAACGCTGAAGACATCGCTCGAACGCTCTGGAACATTGCCGCCAAACACGATGATGCTACTGTCGAACGAATTATGAAAGAGATATCTCAATAATGTCTAATCCTGCTATTCAGACACTGATACAGTTGCCGAACAAAGATTTATGGCGTGGTTTCTCGGTGCAGGAAGCCGATGTACCGGTTGCCGATGCTGAAGTGATTCCTGAAAAAGCACAAAACCCCATCAACCGCGCTATGGCCGCTATTCTGAAGTCATCGAACGGTGCCAAAGAGCTAACCTGCATCTGGTGCGGCGTGCAGTCCGATGAGCGCTATATGCGCAAGCATTTAATCGATCAGCACAAGTCGGTGATTGAGCCAGCAAGCGGCGCAGATGCCGCTATGGCAATGGTTGCCGAGAAGCAAAAGATCGAGATCGAAGCAAAAGCAGCAGAGGGGTAACTATGCAAAGGCTTTCAAGCTGGATAGATCAACTCAGCTATCGCTGGAAGGCCGCTGTTCTTATCGTCGCCATCTTCAGCGCTGGTTTAACAACCGGCGCTGCGGCTGGCGGGTTTACCAAGCTTCCTGCTAGAGTTATCGCATTAGAACAACGTGCCGATCAGTTTAACAAACAACTCGAAGATTTAGGTCGAGATGTTTCGGCTATTCGTAAGGCGAATCGGCAAATGCTATGCTTAACGATGGCTGAAAGAGCGCATACCGACTGGCGAAAGTGTGTTGAGTAATGCCGCTGACTAAATCGCAATACCGCAGCATGACTAGGCAGTATCTCGATGATCCCAACGCAAAACGCTGGAGCGATGGGTTTATCGATCTTGCTATTCAATTGGTGATTGACGATTTGTGGACGGATATGCTGGATCAAGCGCCGTTTTTGACCAGCCAGTTGCAAACCATCACAACATTGCATTCGCCCGGATTTGTCGATCTACGATTGACCACAATGGGCGGCGATTTGATCCAGCGATTCTATCGAATTCAGTTAGTAAAAGCTCCTGCTGATACTAGCGGTCAAACTGCAAGAATCTATTATCCAAAAGACCCTCGCGATTACCTACTCGGCGGCGGCGATAACAGCGTTATCGTTGCCACTCGCTTTACCTACGAAATCAAAGGCGATCAGTTGTGGTTATACTCGTCAGATATGCAATTTGGCCCAGCGCCGGTCGATATCCGCTATTCGTTCAAACCAACACCGTTTACCGCTATGACTGACGGAATGAATGTACCGTTTCCTGAGGGTGGCGAATCGGCAGCAGTAATGGCCGCAGCAGCGCATACGATGGCCAAAGGCAATGCGGAAGAAGCCCAGCAGCTATTGGTGCTTGCAGAGCGCGCGCGAGATCGACTATTAGCGTCAATCCGCAGACAGTGGCTTGGCTCAACGCAGCCGTATACGACCGAATCAAGTCATGCGTTTGGAGGTACCTAACAATGGCTATTGTTGGATTAGGCGCTCAGCCAGTTAGCGGCAGCGGCGTGAATCTAACTGCCGCTGTTTTCAATGTGCGTAATTATGGTGCGCAAGGCGGTGGTATTGTTAACGATACTCCCGCTTTCGTTGCTGCCGCCGCTGCAGCAGCAATTGCCCGAGGTGTTGTGTTCGCTCCACCAGGCGATTATTTGATTAGTTCGCTACAACTCTCATCTAATATTAGCATACAAGGTGCGGGGCGTTCAACGCGTTTAATTCAAGCTAGCGACGCCTATATGTTTACAACGGCAGATTTTACTGGCTCTGAGCTGTTTCTTACTAGCAATGTCGCTGCTGGAGATTCTGTTTTAAGTTTATCTAACGGAGACGCTGCTACCTTGGCTAAGGGCGATTACCTAATTCTTGGCAGCGCAGAACCAGTAGTAAACAGCACCACAGGTGCATCATATGGTGAGTGGGTACGAGTTTTCTCCGTTAGCGGCACAACAGTAACGCTATACGGACGAATTCAACGAGCTTATACTACAGCTAATCTGGCGACAGTACGCAAAGTTCCACTAGTCACTGGCATTGAAATTAGCAACTTGAGTCTTTTGAATCCGTCGCCCGGTACGCGGACACGCGGTGGAATGCTTATTCGCTACGCGCACGATCCACATATTTCAAACATTTGGGCGGAAGGTTTTGACGGTCGCGTTGTCGAACTTGTTCATAATATTGCCGGGTTAGTTGACGGCGCTTGGATGCGCGATCTTACAGATGATGGCGTCAGATTTGGATACGGTGTAGCAGCATTCGGTGCGCAATCCGGTCTTCGAGTTAACAATGTGCATGGCGATAAAGTACGGCATGTCTTTACGACCGGTGGAGCCGGAAGTGCTGGAGCAAAAGGTATTCCATATGCGGTGGTTGTGTCGAATAGCACTGGTCGTGATTGCACCGGTGCCGCTTTTGATACACACCAAGAAGGCGAAGGCATTGTATTCAGCGCTTGTACAGCACTCGGCAGCACCAGCGCAGATGGCAGCATTGGGCCAGCGTATGGATTCCAGTTTCGTTCGCCGCGCACAAAAGGCGATGGGTTAATTAGCCGCTATGCAAAAGATATCGGCATTCGTATCAGCAGTGAAGCAACAGGAACAGTGCTGTCGAATTGCGAATCTACCGGAACGCAGGGAGATGGTGCTGCTGGTGGCAGCGGTGTTGGTTATAGCATCGGGGCGGATCGTTGCGTGCTCAGCGGTTGCACCGGCACCCAAAACGGTCGTCAAGCTGTCTTTATTGCAGCGAATGTGGCAAAAACAACGGTCAACGGCGGAGATTTCTATGCGAACAACGCTACAGGGGGATCAACTGGTTCGATTTTGCTAAATGGCAATGTTATAGATACTAAAATTAGCAATACTCGCTTTGCCGATCAGGCTGTGGCGATTTCATTCGCCGGAGCCCAAAACGGTGTCACCGAAGTCGTTGGTTGCAGTTTTCCAGGTATTACGACGATTTTCTCCGGCACCTTACCAGCGGTTCTCAAAGTTACACCAAATGAATTTGTTATTAGCAAGACATTAGCAGCAGGCGATACGAACGATTTCGACCCAACGCAATACGCAGATACAATTCGATTTACCGGTGATGGTGCTGGTACTTCGGCAATTACTGGATTAATCAACGGTTTTGCAAATCGTCAATATGTGTTTATCAATGTTGCAGCACCAAATGTAACGATTAGAAACGCAAGCGCAGGTAGCACTGCCGCCAATCGCTTTACAACTACAACAGGCGCTGATCTTGTGTTAACAACGAACCAGATGGCAATAGCTGTCTACGACGCTAACTCAACGCGTTGGCGAGTATCTAAGTTACCATAATGCCTATTCCCCAAGTCCCATCACCGCTCGCCACCATTCTTGCTACCGATACCTACGATAGCAATTGGTTTAGCGGTAGCACTATCGAGCAGCAGATTCAGACAGCGATTAACGCTGCTGTGGCTGATGGTGCTGCTCGTGTATTGGTACATGAGCCGTATGATGCAACATTGGTAGCATTCAGCACCGCCGTGCAAATGGTGCTGGAAGGCGAAGATTGGGGCGTATATCACATCGAAGCATACGGTGCAGCATCAACGCAGTCTGCCGCTATTAATAGCGCGGCTATTGCTGCAGCTATCACTGGTGCGCAAAGCGTTCTTGGTGCCGTCAGAGCCAATGGTGTTACATATCAAACGTCAACAACGATTACGATTACAGCGCCGATTTCGTTCCGTGGCAGAGGCGACTCTAATACTGTGTTCTATCGCCAAAATCTAACCGGTCCAGTCTTTGAGCTAAACTCGCCAACCAAAGGTATGGATTTCGGCAGCTTGCAAACGTTGTATAGCAGTGACCCCGGTGCATCAGACACCAATGCATCCGGCATCAGACTAACATCGTTCTTCCAGAGCACAATGACCGATGTGCAGATTTTGCGCAGCTATATCGGTTTCGAAGTTAATGCAAATGGTGCATTATTCTTTTCGAACACTATCGACAATATCGTAGTCCGAGATGTCTACAAGACGCATTACAAAGTACACGTCGGTGCTTCAGGCGCCAACACCGGCAATCATTGGGGAAACATCTACGCCAACGGTCGCAGCTATGCAAGCTCAACGGTTAAAGATGTTAACGGCCCGATGTTCCAGCTATCAACTAGCGATGGTGATACGTTTGAGCAATTGAATCTAGAATATGCCAATGTAAAATCTGCCGATCCGCGGTTAATTCTTATCGAACGCGGTGCTGTCGTCTTCAACAGCTTGCATATCGAAGGCATTCAATCGGATGCATTTGCCAATCTCGATCTGATCGGTATATTCCCTGGCTCAAGCAACAAAGTTGCTGTCGTCGTCAACGCCATGCAGCTTAACGCCATGAGTCTTGGCAATATTACCACCTGGACAAACATTGTCGGTCTGCAAGGCGACAACATCTCTGTGATGCTGAACGGATTCGTTGAGAAAACCGGCGGTTCGACATTTGGCGGCTCTGGTCTTCGCCCCGCTTGGACGAACGGTACTCGCGCCAACTGTAGCTTTACCATGAACGAGTGGCAATCGTCTAGCTTGGTTTTCAATACTGCCGGATTAGCGTCGTCAACAGCGCCTATTGCCCATATACCGCTGTATGCGAGCGCATCATTGAACTTTGCCGCTCCTGGCGCTGTCCCCGGGCAATCTGCCGCTTTGACTATTACCGTTACAGGTGCTGCTCTTGGCGATTTGGTGGAAGTCTCTGCCGGTATCAATTTGCCAGCAAACTTCAATCCGCCAATTGCCTGGGTCTCAGCGGCAAATACAGTATCGATTACTTGGTTCCAATTCGCTGGTGGCGCTGCCGATCCAGACGGTGCTGGTACAACCTACTACGTCAAGGTTATCAAGAGATAAATGGCTAAACGCAAAGTTCAAGAGGCAAGATTTGATTTTCGTGGTGGTCGTAACACGGCGATTTCTCCAGACTTGCTAAACAACAATGAACTAGTAGATGCTACCAATTGCCGATTGGTGGACAGCTATGGCGCTTTCGGCAAGCGTACTGGCTGCCAGCGCATACATGCAGCAGCGTTCCCTGCCGCTATTCGCGGCGTAACGCAATGGGATGGTCCGTCCGGCAAACAAACCGTGGTTATCAGCAACGGTAGCTTATACTGGCGCGACGGCACGTCGTTCACTCCGGCGTTTACACAAGCAACATCGACCGCTGTAGCGCGTACCACCGCTAACCAAGGAACATCGGCAGGTTGGACCGATCCTGACGGTACAAACAACGGCATCAACACGCTAGAGCGCACAACCGCTGGTGTCAGCACCTCGGTTGCTGGCGACCGGTTAATCAACAAATTCGGCGATCCGGCGATTGACAACAATCTGCCTGCTGTCGATAACTTGTACAAGATCGGATTCAAGCTCAACGTGTCAGCGTCTGGGCTAGACCCCGGCGTGTCGGCAATCGGCAAGGTTGAGATCGAATACTCGCTCAACAATGGTGGTGTTTGGAATTCGCTCAGCGGCAGCTATAGCGTTACGGCTGGTCGCGGCCAAAATATCACGACCGAATTCACACCAACGCTGCTGATCGTTGCTGGCGCAGCACCGATTTGGATTCGTCTAAAGCTAACGCTGACGCTTAGCGGTTCAGGTGCCGATCTCGATGGTATTGCCAATGTGCAATGTTTTAAAACAACGTATTTGACCGATAACTACGCAACGACTTGGACAACTGGCGCGGCAATGTTCTCGCTAACGCAGCCTGCTATTTTTGCTCCATTCAGAGCGTCAAGCAGTGGTGCTCCGTTGATTTTGTACATCGCCAGCGGTGGTCATTACTTCAGTTGGGATGGCGCTGGTGTCTTGACCCAGCTTGATCCGACGAACAATGCGCCGCTGACAACAGCAATCATCAGCTACCACACGCGCATGTTTGCGATGTCGGCATCTGCAGCTACACCGGGGTTATTGCCGAAGACAATTTTCTGGAGCAAAATCGGTGATGCTACTGACTTTACTACGGGCGCTAAAAACCAAGGTGGGTCTGCCGTTACCGACTTCTTAACCGGTCAGCAGCTTACAGCGCTTGAAGTCATCGGTTCATCGCTGCTAATGGCAACGATTGACTCGGTCATGCGATTTACCGGTCAAGCTAGCGATGATATTGTCATTGCGCAAAACACCGAGGGTATATCTGCCGAAGTTGGTGCAGTTGGTATCTTAGCACTCAAGAGATTTGAGAACGTAGCAGCAATGCTCGCTCAGCGAGGACCATATGCAGTAACTGATACATCGGCAACGCCAATCGGCGAACAGGTATTGCCTGATTTTAACGCTCTTGATTCAACGAATATTACTAATAGTATAGTATTATATCACCGTGGACGAAAAGAATTGCTATTCGTCGTACCCGGTGCTAGCGATGGCGGTTTGAACAAAACAGTATTCGTTCAAGCTGTAAGACTCCAAAGCTGGTATGGTCCGTGGCTGTATAGCTTCGGCATAACATCAGCCTGCAACTATGTCAATAGCAGCGGCATTGAAAACTGGCTCAGCGGCGGTTCAGACGGTTTCGTCCGCTTGATGGACATTGGTGCTAAAGACGATGTTTTAAGCGATGGTACCAGCGGCTCTAACATCACCATGATTGTTGAGCTACCAACGTTGCACTTTGGTGATCCGGGTATTACCAAGACGGCTCGGCAAATGCTGCTTCAAGCAAAGCTGCCAACTGGCCATGCTTTGCAGGTATTAACACAGTTTGACGGTGGTAGCACCGATACTGGCAGCTTTGTCGATACAACCTATGACGGCACTGAGCGACACTATCGCGTTGATCTTGATGGGCAAGGAAAACGTTGCAGATTGCGCTTCACCGATGCGTCAGCGGTGCAGCCTTCTATTAATGGTTTCACGATGCAAGCTTACAATATGCTTAGACCGTAATGATTGACCGAATTGATCCAAACCCAGACCCGTTCGCTAGACAGCTAACGCCGCAAAGCAGACAGCCTGGGCGGGCTCAACCGAAGCAAATAACTGTTGATTCAACAAGACCATCGCCACGGATGCGTGCTCATGTGCATCAGTCGGCAGCTACGCAATCGATTAACAGCGCTACTCCGACAGTTGTGGCGTTTAACACGGTAGATTTTGACACGGTAGGTTTATTTGCATCAAACAGATTCACGATTCCGCTAACTGGAAAAGTAACCGAATCATGGCTCTTGCATGGACACGCGGTATTTGTCAAAGCTGCTGGCGGAACAGTGCGCGAGTTAACGCTACGCAAAAACGGTACTACATCTGTCGCCTATTCCGTAGTAGAGCCAAATACGTTAGATTCGCTAGATGTACTATTGCTAATTAACGATCCGACGCCCGGCGATTTCTATGAGCTAGTTGTGAATCAAGATAGTGGTGGAGCGATTAATCTAACAACAACGTCAGATCATACTTACTTCGAAATAATACACCTATGGTAATCGATGGTGTCAAGATTGAGTTTGAACAAGAGACCGAGACAAATCAATGGTTCGCTCACATCTGGCTTCTAGATGGCAAGATATTTGGTAAAGCAAAAGTATTACGTGATAACATTCCAGTGGGTACGTGGATAA